CTTGTCGCTGATCTTGTTTACGCTAAATACTTGGAACAACCAACACCCACCCAGACTGGCGTGATCTCAATAGCAATTTCAGAGCCAGTTGCATACCTTTGCGAGAACGCAGCTGGCCACAGATATTTCCGCTGGAAAAAGCCTTCAAGCGTATACAAGCCAATTGCGCTCTACACAAAAGACCAAGCATGAACTACGGCCCAACACCTAACTGCCCCAGAGGCTTGTACCAGTTTGAATGCTCGGTTGAAGACGTTGACCTGGTCTGCTTCTTGGAATACAGCCCAGAAGAAAAGGGATCAGTTGATTCTTATGGCGCACCTTATGAGCCAAATATTGATGAGTGCATGACCCTCAATAACGCATACATCGCAGGCACTGATGTGGACATTGCCCACATGATCTTGCAAAGCCTGGTGGACCACATTGAAGTGTCTGCGCTGGAAAAATACAATGACCGATGACTTGCCACCAGCCATTGATGCCTGCCTTGACCTGGTCAATGACTTACTGCACCCAGAAGTCTTTGGCCATGCAATCCCCAATGAAGTCAAAACCCGTGCATTCGTTGTCAGGACAATGCTGGAGCGCTTAAAAGCCAGAATGGAGACCAGCACATGGCCAGAGGCTTAAAACCCCGTGTAAGCCCTGCCATTGAGGCAGCGCTCCAAAAGAAAGGCAATCTGTCAGACCTTGATCTGGCCAAGTTGTGCTTTTGTGCCAGGCGCAGTGCTGCAAGGATTCTGTTTGATTTGCACCGCCATGAATTGGTATATATCTCTGGATATACCAGAGTGAGCGCCAATGGCCAGTGGCGGCCTCTGTGGTCATGGGGTGATGGGGATGATGCCATTGCGCCTGGGCCAGTGCCAGGCTCAGAGCGCATTAAGAAATACCGCGAGAAAATGTCAGCCGATGACAAAGACTTTGACGCTGCCAGACGCAGGCAGAAAAGACGGGTTGTGAAACGCGACCCACTTGTGGCCGCGTTTTTTGGGTCTTAGTTATGGTGCAACATAGTCGGGCAACATTCCACCGATCTGACCAGCACCGCGGCCTGCAACACCAGCAGCTCTTGCGCGAGACTCGTTCAGTTTCCTGACAATATCTGCCAGCTGGGTCAACTGCTGGGGATCACGCGAGAGCAAGATGCGGCCAATTTCATTTCGCACGGCCTCTGGGGTCTGAGTCTGACGGGCCAGATTAGTGGCTGCCGTGACAATGGCCATTGGGCTTCCAGAAGCCGCTGCGCCAGCTGTCTGGGCCAATGGTGCAATATCAAGATCAGCCTGTCCGGCCAATCTAGCAGCAGTTTGTGAGCCACGGCCAGCAGATTCCAAACGCTTAAGCGCCTCTTCTCTATAAACGGCAGCAGAAAATGCTTTGTAGTCATTGCCAAATGCGGCCTTCAATCTGTCTTGCGTTGCAGGCTCTTTATAGAATTTGAGCAATGATGTTTGGCCAGCCTCTGTGCCAGTCTTTTGACGCAAAGCCTGCAAAACACCAATTCTGTATGCTTCAAGTTCAGACGGGTTTAAACCTTTGATAGCTTGCTGCGCATCAAGAATGTCACCTTGCATGACCTTTCGACCAATCTCGGCAGCATCCATCATTTGTGATGGTCCAGCATAAGTCTTCATGGCCAAACCATAAGCAGACTGGCCACCAATCTTGGGTGATTTATTGACAAGCAAATTGGTCAAATCAACGCGAATTTTGTCAGTTGCCAATGCGTCATTGTTATTGCCTGTTCTTCTTAAGGCTTGCGCTGAGTCATACAAAGTCTGCTTCAGAGTATCCAAAACATTCATTGGCACTTGTTCGCCATACTTTAAGGCTGACAGATCAATGTCTAGGCCAGTTTGCTTTCTATAAAGGTTTTCAGCATCGCGCTGCATATTGCCTGACTTTTTAAGCAAATTGATCAAGTTGTTATCGACAGATAAATTAGCAGCATCAACCACAGCATAGTAAGGGCGTGATTCTTGATAGCGCTTGTTTGCAAAGTTCTCAATGCTTTGCATAAACTGAGCGCCACCAGTGCCAAGGGTTTCATCAGACGCTTCCATCAATCGGCCAGCACGGCCTACTTGGCGCTCACGAATAGCACGTTCTGTAGCACTTGCCGTTGTGCCAGGCAATGTGGCCTGCACATCGAGCAAATTGCGTGTAGACGGGCCACCCACATCAGCAATGCGAGCCTCTGGGCCTAATTTCAAGAGTCTGGCCTGCGCTCTGGTCAATGCGTTTGCTCCTGTCAATGGCTCTGGCACATCACGAATCAAAGCCTCTGCCACCTTTTGCTGGGCATAAGTGCCAGCAGCTGTGGGAGACATACGCGCCATGGCCTGACGACCACCAGCACCAAGAATGCCCATCACTGGCTGAGTGGTAACACCTAGGCCGCCACTGATCAATGCGCTTTTGCCCGCCTCTTTCAGCATCTCTATTGCGTCATCTTCGTATGAGCCGCCAAGACCGCTGACAAATCCATAGCCAGCGCCAGAGCCACCAGCTTGTGCCATGCGCTGGCCCATGCCCATGACTTGGCCAGCACCAGGCGCAGCAGTCATGTATCTGCCTGCCGCTTGAATTGAGGGTGCAATGCTTGGCGCGACTCGTTGAATTGCAGGCAACGTAGCACCGCCAACATTCCTGACGACAGTGCTTGGCAGTCCGCCAACCACCATGGGCAGACTGGCCACCAGTTGGCCACCAGCGGCCTTGTATGGTGATTCTTGCTGATAGGACTCGGCAGCACCGCGCATGATGTCACGGCCCTGCGCGTAGGCTTCAGACAATGGAATGCCTTGCTCAAGCGCTGCAAATGGAGCGCCAACTGCACCCACAATTCTAGGGAATGTGTTGAATGTTGGGCCTTGCATGGCGCTGACAAAACCGCGAAAACTTTCTGGCAGTTCTGTGCCTTCTCGGTAGGCCGGAGACTGTCCCAAGAATTTTAGGATTTCCCCTGGCTTATATTGATTCTCAAGCGCGGCTGTGACTTGTGGTCCAACATCTGGCAGTTGAGCCAAAAACTGAATGATCTGGTCATCCTTATAGCCAGCCTTTTGAGCTTCTTTGATTTTCTCTTTAATGCCATCCATGATCAGCCTCCTGGTACACCAAAGATATTACTAAGGGATGGTCTTGCTGCACCACCACCGCCACCGCTTGGTAATGCACCAGGTCTTGTTCGCATGACTGACGGGATAGTGGCTGGAGCGCCAAGGGCTGTATCAAGGTTTTTGAAACCATAAGCATCACCAAATCCTCGATACTCATTGCGCTTCTTGTTGTACGCATCGCCAGCGGCTGCATACAGTTCGTTGGCCAAAGCCTTAAAGTCATCGCGCTGAGTCGGTGTGAGCTTTTGGCCACTTAGCATATTGCTGAAATAATTGTTCAATCGATCCATACGGCCAGAAGCGGCCATGGCAATTGCCAATTCAGACTCACGCACCACAGAGCCAGGGTCTAGCAATTTCATAATCTTGGTAGCACCAGCCACATCACCAATTGGTGTGCCTGCACTCAATGATGAAACCACCTGACCAAATGCAGACTGCATATCGCTGTAGTCTTTGTAGATTGGCTCTGCTTTAAATGCCTTGCCAAGACTCATCTCATTTTCAAACCCTTTTTGGCCACTAGTCATGTCCACTGGGACTTTGACATTGACATTGGTTGCACCAGAGCGCCTCAGTTGCATAATGTTTTCAAGAGTTACAGGCATTCCTGCCTCTCTAAGCAAACGCGACTCGGCTGGTGATGGCTCTGGCTTGTCTAGTTGACGTAAGCCTTCTAGTGTCACGGGCAGACCCAATGCCCTTAAAGTCTTGATATTCTCTGGAGTGGCCTCTGGCTTCATGGCCTCTAGTAAATACTGAGTGCCTTTCTCTCGGCCAAGACCGCCAATCAAGGCACGTTGCTGTGAACTCAAGTTGGCCAATGGATTGGCTGCCGTAGGTGCAGGCGCTGTTGGCATTGTCTCCGACATAAATCTCTCAATCGGTGGCACTGCCTCGCCCGTCAATGGTTGCATCGGTGCAGGCGCAGCGGCTTCTGGTGGTTGCAACATCTTTAAAAAATTAGCCTCAGATGCAGCTGCACGTTGGCTTTCTTTTATCTTTTCACCCAAAAGCAAATCTTGCAGTGAGCCAGCACGGGCTTGTTGATAACCTTGCTGACCAGCCTGCAAAGCCGATCCAAGTGCTTGGCCCAAACTGATTGGCGTTGTGCTTCGGCCACTGGCCTGCAATAGTGCAGCAGCCGCTGAAAGTGTCGCATTACGGCCAAGCAGTTTGCGCTGGTCTTCTGTCAACAATGCATCAAGTCCTGATGGAGTGCCACCAAGACCGCCACCACCAAATAAATTGCCTAAATTTGCAAAATCAAAATTAGCCATTTTTTACCCCTTAACCAAGTGCGCCAAGAATTCCACCAGCAATTGCGCCATAAGGGCCGCCTATTTGCGCCCCAGCCGCCGCACCACCAAGAATACCCGCACCCACATTTCTTGTGTATGGAGTCGTTGCCACCATGCCAAGATTGGCAGGCTGCGCACCGAGTGAAGACTGGACCACACCCAGACGCTGCAAACCAATATTTCGGATTGCATCCATTTGTTGCTGGTCCAAAGCCTGACGCGCACCGCCAGCGGCCATGACCGCTTGAGCGCCACCAAGACGCAATGCTTGTTGTTGAGCAGCCAAATTACCTAGCTGGCTTGCACCGCCTAGCCTTAATTGCGCACCTTGCAAGCCTGCTTGCTGATTGGCAATGTCGGCTGCTGATCTGCGCGCAATGTCTGCCTGCTGCATGGCCATCGCCTGGTTAAATGCCTGCTCGTTTAAAGTTGTTCCAAGTGTGGCGGCCTGCTTGGCAAACCCTTGGTTAGTCAGAGCCTCGGCCACACCTTGGCGTGATCCACCAAATGCACGGGCTTGCGTGGCACGTTCACCAGTTTGCTGAATGGCAGCGCGTCTTGCAGATTCCAGATCAGCCAATGCATTGGTGCGCACAGCTGATGTATATGGATTCATGTAAGAGCCAATTGAGCCTGGTCCAGTCAATCCCAAATTAGTCTGCTGCGCTGAAATCTGTGCAGGCTGATAAACACCGCCATAAGCGGCCATTTGAGCCGCCAAGTCTGTGCCACTGATGCCTGGGCCAGCGAGGCCCGTGTTGACCAGAGCCTCCTCGCCTGCCTGGTACATCGGGTTATAGCCAGCAAACTGCTGGACAGGCAATGCACCAGCGACCCCTTGGGCCTGCTGAAAGTTGGCCAAGAATGCTTCTTTGATTTGGGGATCAATGGAGCTTGTTGACGTTGTTGTTCCACCTTTTGACATATTGCCACCTTATCCGAGTAAAGATTTCATTTTCTTGGCAGGCACTTTGCCTTCGTTGATCATGTCCAAAAGTCCACGGCCATACTTGTTGACTGAAGACTTCTTGATCACATATTCGCCAAGATCAAGATTGACAGCGCCATCATCTGGACCAGGAGGGTTTGCACCAAACATCACGCCACCATGGACCATGCCACCTTGAGCCATGCCTGTTGATTCTTGCTGAGTGTTTTGCGCTGCCGTTGCCGCTGCCTGCTCTGCCGTTGTATTGGCCAAATTAGCAGCTGCGATCTGGTCATACAGACCAGGGTTATAGCCACCCATTGCTTGGCCTGCCACCACATTGGCGTATGGATTGCCAACTGGTCGCATCTGGCCCATGACTTGGGCGTATGGAGAACCAGCGCCACCGACCACATTGGGGTTGTATTGAGCGCCAATTGGGATTGACTGGTAATTAGCAAAGTTCTGGGCAAAGCCTTGGGTGGCATTGGCAAATGGAGTTGTGCCAGTGATGCCCATGTTGCCAGTTGGGCCAAGCAAGCCGCCAGTGCCACCAGTCACGCCACCAGTGCCACCAGTCACGCCACCAGTGCCACCAGTCACACCACCAGTCACGTTAGTGCCAGTTCCTGTGCCACCAGTCTTTTGCAGTGCAGCCAAACGCGCTAATTCAGCCAAACGGGCTGCTTCAGCATTGCGTTGCTGCAAAAGTAAAGCCGCTTCATTTTGTCTGCGGACCAAATCAAGCTGGGCCGCATTAGCAGCTGCCAATTGAGCCGCAGTCAAAGTGCCAGCAGAAGTTCTAGCCTCTAAATTTCTAGCATCAATCAATGCTTGGCTGGCAGTTTTGTCTCTGGCTGTACGCGCTGCAAGTTCTGCATCAGCCGCGGCATTGGCAATCAATTCTGCTTCAGTTGTTGGCACTGCCGTCGTGTATTGAGACGCGACACTTTGAGTGGTCACACCAGTAGCACGGGCCACATCGGCTGGAGAAATGCCAAGTCGGTCCATTTCTATGCGCAACATGGCATTGCTAGTGCCTTTTTGCTGCGCATCAAGCACAGCATTAAAAATGTTTCGGTCAAATTCGGCCTGCGTCATGCCGTTGGCCAATGCCCAATTGAGTGCTTCTGATGCCATATTTATTCCCCTAAAGTTCCTTTGCCATTACAGACCATTGTGGGCTGTAACCTTCGTCTTTCAAAAATGTCTTTGCCCAGCCTCTTCGGCCTGCCAAAGTCACCCTGGTGCAACCAACTGATTTGCCCCAGGATTCGATCAATGGTCTCATCCTTGAGAGTTCATCTAGGTCGCCACCAGCCAGAAAATAATGCAAATTCTTTAGCCTGGGATAGACAATGATCTCTGTCAATACCACCGAGTCCTTGGCCGGCCACAACTGTAATCTGTGATCCTCAACCATCTCAGCGACATCGTCAAAATTATGTGTGCCTCCGGAGTATTCTAATGCCGCCTCCACATGATGGCGCAGTCTTTCCAAATGCTCTTTATCACTCATCGCTTACCAGCTGGCACAGCGTCAAGCCTCATCACGCCAATGCGCCAGTCGGCCAAAGTGTTGCCAGTCACCTTCATATTGACTTGACGGCCAGAAAACCGGACTGAAGTCGGGTTGGCTGCCGTATATGGTCCAAATGACGATTGTGTGCCTGTCGGGTAATTGCGGGTTTTGAATGAAACCACCGCCTCACCTAGCGTTTGCTCATCTGGGACAACTTGGCGCACAGACATGATGTTGTCGCCATTGCCCAATTGGACTGGTCCAGACTCAGCGTAAAGGCTGGCGCTGTCATAGTTAAACCCGACCTCATGCTCGTAGATATAGCCAGTGCTTGAGACCATCAAAGGGTATGTGTAAACACCAGCGTCAACCCCAGCAGTTCGGGCCAATGTGCCAATGTTCCAGTGGTTTTCGCGGTAGTTGAAAGTGACATAGCTGTCATTCTCATTGCTGGCTGCACTTGGGTAAAACCACCAGATTTCACCAAATTTACTGACATGGACCGCATAAATCTTAGATGCCTGGGCAAAGTTGATATTGGCAAAAATGTAATCTGACACATCACTTGGCAGTGGTTTGACATAGCCGTCATATATCCAGAAGCCAGAATTGCTCATCCAAATGGCAGCAGTGTCAATGGCCGCCACAGCCTGGGCCGAAATGAGGCCGCACCCACTTGCCGCCTTCTCAAAGCCATAAACAAATGGAGCGCCAACATACTGGGCCGTGTGGACATCCACATCGGTAAACAGTAGATTGACACCCTTGACCCGCTTGCCAGCGATCAATGTGCCAGGGCTGGCCAAGTCATAGTCGCCTGCAAGGTTGTCGCCTGCTGGTGTCCAAAGGGTATTGTTTTCTTGGTCGCACCACTGCACCTTGCGTGGGTTTCCACCAGCGCCAAGGGCAAAGATAATGCGCTCTTGGGTGACTAAAACCGCCTTGTTATTGACTGGCGCATTGGCAATGGCCGCTGCCAATGTGGGTGTTGAAAAACCTAATTGCCACTCATAGAGCTTGCCATCGGTGCTAGAGCAAGCAATCAAATACTCGCCCCATGTATCGAGTGACCAGGTGGTGGCTGCAATGGGTGTCCCAGTGTCAGGCCGTGCCACGCCATAGGCAAATGTGCCATAGGTGCTGTAACCATAGCCTGTCAGCACTGTGGAGCTAGCGTAACCGCTTGTGAAGCCTGTGGGCGTAATGTCTTTGAGTGTCCCAGCCTCATTCATGGCATAGAGCTTGGAATGTGTTCCAGCGCCAATGTATCGGTTGCCACTGTTATCGCGCCAAGTGATGATGCCTCGACATGAGCCAGACATCTGTGAGCTTGACCTGGTGCGCCATCCATTGATGGGGCGCAGTGTCCCTTCATACCAGCGCACTAGGTTTGCGTCATACCAGCGGCCTGCTGCCTGGTATTCAGTACCATTTCGGAAAACACCTGGAGGTAATTTAAGAGGTATGTACATGATGACAATTATGTAATGTTAGACACAAAGCTCATCGTGACGATGGCCGATGGCACTGCTGGTCGTGTTGGGCTGGTGCTAGTGCTGAAATGTTCCAAACTTACAGCAGTGCTTGTGGTACGCCACATTATCTCAATATAGTCTGCGCTGTCCATACTTACAAAGAAGTTCATGGCTGCAATCAAATGGCTTGGGTCGCCTGCCGATTTTCTTTGTGACAAGTGAAATCTGCTATTTGAATTATCAATGTTTGTCCCATTCTTGCGAAACCAGATGTCAACATCCTGACCATCATTGCTGGTGTTCTTAAACTGAATGGAAAACTGCAAGTTCCAGATTCCGGCATCGGCCACAGTGATCCGAGAGTTACTGGCTATTGTCACGCCATTGGAAAAGTCTGTGGTGTTAAATGTGACTGCATAGGCCGCTGTGGTGCTGGCCGCAGTCTGGTCTGTCGAATCTTGGAAAGCCCCATGGGGGTTATTCATAAACCGACCGCCCCTTGGCCCAAACAAAGAACCAAGCACAAATGACAGTTTCTTAAAGTAAACAGTCAATGCACCATTGTTTTCATTGAAATGCCTGCGCTCATAGGTCTCGGTCGGATAACCGAGTCCTGGTGGAGCTGGATTCTCAAGTTGTTGTGTTTGGCTGGCCATGGGCTAATTATGTCAGGACAGACAGCGCATGGTTGATGTGTTTGATCCGATCATCCAGACCAATAAAGCCGCCATTGATCTTCTTGGTTAAGGTTTTATAGTCTTGGGAGTCCGCATACTGGTTGAGCTTGTGGGTGTCCCAAAACCAACCCGCAGTCAGGGCAGCATACTGAGGTGTAGCCACAAGATCGGGGTTTGCCCAGAAGTCAACACCCAAGGCCTTGCCAGCGTGAAAATACGAGCTAGAGCCTGTCAATTGGATGCAACCCCTGCCGCGAAAACGATACCCATCCCCAGAGGCTTCATCTCGGTTGCCCATCCGATTTGCGTAAACAGTATTGGCAATGAGCTTTGGATTTCGCTGGCAGGCTTGGGCCTTTTCAGCATCAAAGCGCTTGGGCCATGTCTTCATCAGTCCGGCAGCAGAATATGACAGACCCTCTTGAAGTATTTTAAAATTGCCACACTCATGGCCACACTGACCAATAAAGGCAGCCTGGCGCAGGGGCGTTGAAATGTCAAAGCGCTGAAAAGTCTCATTAAGCGCATCGACCCACTCTGGGCCAATGTGCAGCCGTGCTAATTGCTCACTATTGACCATTGACTATGCTCCTCACTTCGTTGTAGGCGCTGACGCAGGCGTTGAGCTTGGTGATTGCTTTGTCTCCTTCGGCTGCGAGGTCGATAAGAGTTGCAATAGTCTGTCGCTCAAGTTCGCTTTCATCGGGCTGGCTGGGTTGTGGATTTCCAATGGTAATGGTGGCACTTGGACTGGCTTGTGGACAACTTGGGGCTGGGAGGCGCAGCCGGCCAGTCCTAGCAAGCTCATGCATAGCAGACTGTTTTTTCTTGACATCATCTTGGGCCTTTCTGAGTTTCGTTTCCTGGTCAATCAACTTAGTGCCAAGCTCTGCCTCTTTGGCTCTGGCCTCATCGTTCTTTTTGGCAATGGCAATCTTCATGTCATTGTCTCGCTCTAGCCACCCGTAGTGGTGGCCCACTCGGTATGTACCGAATAATGAGACCAAGACGCCAACAATGAGCCAGGGTAAGGGTATTGGTAACATCAATCAGTCTCCTGTCTGGCCGCTGCCAATTGCTCGCGCTCATGGTCATCCTCAAGATGCTCTGGTGGCGTTGTGGGTGGTGGGCCAGGGGTCCAAGACTCGTCAAGCTCTGGGTTGGTCCACTTGGGCATTGCACCAAATGGCTGATTGGGGATGCCATTGGTGCTTGCGTTAAAGCCGTGATTGTTGCTGTAGCCATACTGGCCGTAGCCTTGCATTGGCTGACACATCGGCTGCATGGATTGTTGGCCACCAAAAGCCTTGGCGGCAGTCCCCACAGCCTTCTTACCCATAACCGCGCCAATGCCACCCACAATCAATAGAACGATATCGTTCAGCATCTTTGTATATGCCTGGTCAATGGGGGCCATTGATTTGATGGGCTGGGTGACAAAGGTCACTGAGTACAAAAGCGCCACCACAATGAAGCAGAGAATGCAAGTCACCGCAATGACCACAAAGCCCCAGACCCTGACCTCGATCTCTTCAGTTGTTAGGTTTAACTTCATCAACTTTTTTCTCCAGTATGGGTGCGACCAGATACTCTGGACATTGCTGAGTGAATAGACACTTTGGCTTCTGGCACTCTGGCGCATGGAAATGGTCAGGATTCTGGCACTTGTACCTGTAGCGATCTTCGCAGCCAGTCAGCAGTAAAAGAAGCAATAGATATCTCATTTGCCTAATCCTATTCTACCCAGCAGTAAATTAACGATCCGGTCCGACAAGTCATCCGGCAAAAATTTGAGAAAGCCAAGGGCATATAAAGCCACACACCCGTAAACGAATATCTTGAGGCATAGGTCAAAGGTCTTTTGATACTCATTCACCGACCACACCTTCTTGTTGTGGCACAGAATTCCATCAGCTCATTGACTCCAATGAACACCAAAAACAGAACAAAAGCCACACCGCCAATGATCATGGCAATTTCATTCATTTCATCTTCTTTGGCTTTGGCTTCTTTTTCTGCCTTTTTTAAAGCGCTCAATTCTTTGGCATCAGCAAGGTCCATTTCAGCCTGGCGCGCCTTGATTTTGTTCCAGACATCGATCTTGCCGGTCTGCATAAAGAGCATTTTCAGCTCTTCCTCAAAGGCTCTGGCCTGCTCTAGGGCCATCTCAATCTGCAAAGCTGTCCCCATGTTTGAGCCTTTGCCAGACTGCTTGGCTTGAAGCATGGCCTTGGTAGCAGTTGACTTGGCATCGAAAAGTTTGCCAATCATGGGCGCAAGTGAGCCTAAGTCATTGGCAACATTTGCTGCCTTTTTGACCATTGAGATGGCTGACTGGATACCCGCTAAAGCGGTCATTGGATCGATGGGAATCATTTCTTTTCTACCTTTTTCCATTCAAGGCAAACAACCCTTCGATTGTAAACATCACCGGTCCATGTCCACCTGATGCATCGATATTCGGCAGCTGCTAATAAGACTAGAGCATAGATCACGGCCACATCAAAATGATGACAAAACTGCCCCAAATGACAAAGACAGTTATGCATACCGCAGCAATGATTGCCACGGCCCAGTCTTTCATAGCCCGAAAATCTTCTTGACGAATTCGGCAGCCACACCTGGTCCAAACAACACGGCAATGATTACCGCATAGAGAAGATATTCAATCTTCGTCATGCGCTTGTCCCCATCGCGCAATGACTTGTCTATGTTGTTGTATCTCTCTAAGCAGATTGCTTCATGCACGGCAAGCCTTTTGTCAACATCGGCATCCATGATTCATTAAGGCGCATCAGGCCATGTGATGGTCCAAGGGAATCCAGACTGGGCAGTTACATCACGCAGCGCCTGGCGATAAGTTGCCCAGGCTGCATCCAATGTTGTTGCAGTCTCAGCAGCCTTGATGACGCGCCAGTCGCATTCGGCCAGCTTGGTGTCGCGTGTGGTGCGCACAGATTTGGCTTGCTCGACATCTTTGGCAGCTTTGTAAGCAGCCTCATGTTCGGCAGCAGTCTTGGCTGGCTCTGTCTCAGTGGCAGCTGTATCGGTAAACACTGGTCCAAGGATGTGTTTTGTGTACCACTTGCCATCAATCTGCTCAACACCAGAGGCTTGAGAGTATTGGTAAACATTACCACCTGTTGCTTGTGGGCCTTCAAAGACTACATCAGCACCCAAAGCCTCTAAGACTTCAGTTGTTGTTATGTCCCATGATGGGCCACCATTGGCTTTTGTGTATGCACGAAATTCACTTTCGTACATGACTTGTCCTGATTGTGTTCTGATTTGCATTTTAATTACCTCAAGCAATTGCTAAAAATATGTAGGTTGCGCCATTGGTATTGGCGTTAGAGCCAGACACCTCGTTAACAACAAAGCCTGTGCTATCTGTGTCTAGCCAATCTTCGCCAGTGACTTCTGCATTTGTATTATTTAATTCAAGGTAGGGGTCATTTCCAGAAACAATCCCTCGTGCTGAATCTGACACCATCCAATCACCAGTTGAGTCTGTGCGCTTGATAAGCACAAATCTTGCCCCACCAGTAAAGCCACAGTTAATTGTTTGGCTAGAGCCATTGCCTGTGTATGTGCCTACTTTGGAAACACCTGCACAAGTGGCAAATAGGTAGGCAACATAGGTTGAGCCAGAAAAGTTAACTGCACTTTCTGTATTAACAGTAAAAACGGTGCTAGTTGGAGAAGTGCTATTCCAAGCCGCATTATCTGCGGTGCTTTCTATTGTTGAATTTAGCGCCAAAACATTTGCTGCGCCAATAGTGCTGTTATATACGTACCAACTGTTTGATGCACTTCTTCTTTTGACAATTATTAACTCAGGCACTGCTGCCAAGTTATGAGTCAAAGTTCGTAAACTTCCCGTCCCTGTATAGCAAACCTCATCAAAGAAGCTAGGGGCACGTTTGAAGAACCAGTTAATGTAGGATGCAGTGTTTGCGTTTATATATTGAGCAGTATTGTCTGTCCCAAGTCGAACACCATCCATGGCATCAAATCCAGTTAGCGCATCTGTAAATGTTTCTTCTGCGCTAGTCCCTGTCTGCCTGAGTAGAAGTGTTGCCCCTCGCAGTCTGTCCCACGATGTTGAAAAATTAGCAGCTCGGTCTTTTATCCAAGCCAAATCAGGTGCAAACCCTACACCAGTCACAGTAGCAGTTGCACCAGTACCAGTTCTAGTCAAAGGCGCAAACACCTTAGTCGCATCCGTAGGCACTTTCATCGGGCCTCTGCGAATGGCTATGTAGATG